ACAAACTCTGTGTATTTCATATATTATAATATAATAATATATTTTATATATTTAATTTTTATTTGTCATCAATTTAATTAATTGTTATCTCTAAAAAGTATATATATCTTAATAGATGACGATGATGAAAGTCTATATTTTATAATAAAAGATTATTTCAATTTTATTATATTTGTTTTTGAAAAAAGGATATGAGAGAGGGTCCCCGCACACTGGAATTATTATATATATTTATGCGCCGTGCGGGGACCGCATCCCGTCTCTTTTTAGAATAAAAATAGAAAATTAATAATTAATAATTAATAAATAATTTAATAAACTCGTTTATGTTTCATTGCTCCGCCAGCAACACCGAGACCCATAGCACCCATAGCATTTTGAACTGCTTTAACACCAGATGCTACGTGATCAGGATTAATATTCTTTACAAGATTAAGACCTGATTTAAAGAGTTTACCAAGACCAAAAGCACCACCACCAACTTGTTTACCATCGAGGTCTGAATGGTCAACTACTTTATCCATATTAGATGTAAGAGCAAGAACTTCAGCAGAAGATGGACCAGTAAGAACAAATTGGCAATCGGATGGAGTAATAAATGCTTTACCTGGCGATTCTACAAGAATATAATAATCATAAGCATTTGCATTTAATAGAGTAGCGTCGGTTACACCTTGATATAACAAATTACTATTTGAAAAAGTAGCTCGGATTTGGAGCGTACTGTACTTATTTGCCTGACCGACACATTCGTCAGCTTCAAGCCCTAAATCTTTGGCAACATCAATAATCATAATAGAACCACAACCATATTGCCACTCGAAAAATGAGTCTTTTAAGCCATTAGCAACTGATTTATTATACAAAGTTTGTGGAATATCATTTGCAAGTAAGTTAATACGATTGTTAAATGTAACCTGTAGATTTACAATTGGTAAAAAGAAATCTGGAAGAACGTTTAAATAAGCATTTGCTAAAACACTTTTACTTGGTTTAGCATATACATAAATGCGTTTTGGAATTGAAGGAAGTCTAACAGATTGTAATATTATTTCACTGTTAGCTGTGAGAGCAGCAGTAGATGTATTTGTAATAAAACTTTGGATATAATCATAGTCCATAGCAAGAACACTTGGCATTTTAGCAGAAAGAACTGGGTCGGGAGTAACATATGTTAATTCGAGTTCAGCATTTTTACCAGCATTTCCTGTACCAAAATCTACAGCAATAGCAGAAATTGCAGAAGTTCCAATATATGCATAATCAGCAGCAGATTGGCAACGAACAGCACGATTGAGATTTGCGATTCTGATATTTAACGTTAAGTTATTAATATTTGCGTAGCCGGAAACTTTATTAGCAATTTCTCCCCAAACACCTGGTGATAAATATAAATCTTCCATTACATCTACAGTGTATAAGTCGGCATTTGTAGTAGCTTCGGAACCTACGAATTTCCATACAGTAGCTGATCTTGGTTGTAAATCAGTATTTGTATTAAAATCAGTATAAGGTGCTCTAAAATTGTTGACATCTGTACCAGGTGCTAAATAAACACACATATTGTCTTTTTGATGAGGATATGTAGTAGAAAACATATTTAAATCATCTTTAGAAGCCATATGAGAATATAATTGAATATAATCATTTGGTGAAATAGAAGTTGAACTACCATTTATACGTAATTCAATTGCTGTACAAGATGTTTGTAAGGGACTATCTGCTAAAAAGATACCATATGGACCATTAGCTTGAAGTGCTGAACCATTAGCATTAACAGCATTTGCTTTTAATGTTGGTGCAACATTACCTGTGCCAGTAACTTTAACATATAAAGTGTATTTGAGTTTAAGACATCTATTAATTACAGTATTAAGAGATGGAGGAGTGATATTATTAAAAATTATATTTGTAGTTGATTGAGCATCAGCGGTATATCTGTATAAAGATGTATTTACATTGCTCTTATATACAACTTCTTTAGTTTTGTAAGTTTCTTCAACGTTTGTTACGGGGTCAATGACGAGAACTTTTTCTAATTCCATAATATATTATATATCTATATTATTTTTAAAATCAAATTAAAAAAGTTGATTTTAAAATTTTAATTCTATATTAAAAATCACCCGGACCTTTCTTAAATTCTAGTTTAACACTAAAGAATTCTCCATTTATCACTTCTATAGGATAAATATTACCATCTTTTGTTTCGTAAGACAAAATTAAATCTATTTTATCAAAAGGTTGTTGTGCGTACAAATTATACCATCTAAGAATACCAGCTGGAATATAAATAATAACAGAACCTGGTGTTAAAGTTGTTGTATCTGGAACAATATCAGTAATCATATTGATAGCACTGTTAGATACTGTACCATTGTTTGAAAAAGTTTTACCTTCTCCATCTCCTGATACAGGAATTCTTGTTGTACCTACAATTATACGAACTAAATCATAGAAAGCATAAATAGTTGAATCTTCTTGTTGTACATAAATAAATTGTGGTAATGTAGCCGAACCATTACCAACTACCGAATTAAGACCATAATTTTGTAATAATATAGACCTATAACCATTTGAGTAAGACACAGATGGAAAATAAAACTGATTCCATAAAGCAGTATTCATATAAATAATATATTGGTTAGAACCATCAGCATTTTTTGTTAAATATTGACCTTCTACAACAATACTGAATAATTTTGTTTGAGCGTTATATATTATTTCAGGTGGTTGTGTTGGTAAAAAAGTAGCACCTAAATCAGTTTTTGCTTTGTTAAATGCTTTTAAGAAACCAGCATTAATTTGATTTAAATATGCTTGATATGTAAATATATCGGTTGGACCTGCTTCAATTGGTTCGGTTGTTGTTTGCATTGTAGGAAATGTCATAATAGGGTAAGTAGTCATTGTTTTTTGAAATGAATATTGTAATGCTCCAGATGAATTATATGCGGAAAATGTAACAATTGGGAAACTTGCTAGAAATTTAAATACAATATTACCATAAAAATCTAAACCTAAAGGTTGTTGTCCGTTATTTGTAGGTATATTACCAACTTGAACAACGCTATTACCTACAATATTATAAATAAGGGTGTTATTTACATAATTAAAAACGGCATATATATTTGATGTTCCGTAACAATATATTTGAGCTAGATTATTTAATGTTGTTTGGAATTGAATGGTAAAAGTTGTTAAATTAAATGCTACTAATACAGAAGAACCAGCATCAGCACCAAGAAGATAACCATCGCAAATAGCGATTGACCCAAAAAATTGTGTAGGATCTGAATATTGCCAAGTGTTTGAAGCCGTCCACGTTGTATTATTTGTTCTTGTATATTTTCTAAATGTATACTCGTTAGCAGTAGAAAGTGTTTGTAAATATAAATCACCAGTTGATGAATTTACACAAAAATTTTGAATCGGGTCAGTTGTAGTTATTTGTGTTATTAGCGTCCACGTTGTACTATCTAATATTGCTATATAATTTGTAATTATATTTAAAAAATAAGTTGCTCCATTTGTTCCAGATTTTAAATCATATTGTGGAGCTGTAGAAAATATTTGTGCTTCAAATGGATATGTTGAATTTCCGAACCATTGAGAAATATCATTATATTTTGTTCTTTCTTTTGTTACTAAACTCGCATTATCTGTGCAAACTATATTAAAATATTGTGGATGTGTTAATATTTTTTCATTTATTTGAGGAACATAAGACTGAAAATCGTCTGGTATATTTGCGGATGATGATGTATAACCTAACCCAACTTGCCAAGTTTCAAATGGTATATTATTTTTAGTTAATGGAATCCCAGAAAGAGGAACACGCATACGATTAATAGCAAGTTTCCATTTATCAGGATCATTGAAAAAAGGTTTGAGAAGTGTAGTATCATATCTAGCGATTTGATTTTGTCCTGAATTATTAAAATAAGTAGCATTGAAATATTCTCTTTGTGTATCTACATCTGCTGTAAAATTTCTTGACATTATAATATAATAATAGATTAAATATTATTAT